ATGGTCCTCCCCATACTGTTAAGTTAGTAGTTCCTGCTCCACCATTATTAGTTTGGTCACCAGAATCACCGATAGTTAAGCTACCAGTCATACTATCTCCAGCTATTTGTACAAACTTATCAGCTAAACTTAATTCTTGTCCACTTAAGGATAAAGCAGAAGCTGTGTTTGTATCTATTGTTAATGGTGCGTGAGTACTATGTGTTATATCAAAAGCTTCTGTACCATTATGTACTTGCCATTTGTCATTACTCTCATCCCATATTAATTGTGCATTGGTTAAATCTCCTCTTTCTACTGATAAATAAGCACTCAGAGAAGGTGAACCTCCAGTTACATTAGAATTTAAAATAATTTCATTGTCTGTTGTTGACACTGTAGTTACATCTAATGTTGTAGCAGTACCAGTAACATTTAAACTACCGGGTATTGTAACGGTAGCACTAGAGCCACCTAAAGTAATATTTCCTTCTACTGTGTTTAATTTTAATTCAGTACCGGCACCTCCCGAACGCGCTTGAATTATGTCTGCTCCTATGCCTAGATTAGCACCACTATCAGGTCCTGCTTGGATTATACCTGTACCGTCGGCTTTAGTAACAGTAGAACCAGCTAATGATACTTCTAACGGAACACCTGCTGTTCCTGTACCTATCATAAACTTAGTTGGTAATAAGGCTCCATTTGTACTATGTAAAGTTAAACTTCCATCTGTTGGCCCTATTGTGCTCCCATCAGTAGCCATAATAAAGTTACCGGTAGCTTTAATTGAGCCTGATACATCTAATTTCTCCCATGCATCAGCTCCTGTGAAATTAGCTTTGCCTATACCATAATTACCTGTCTTATAGGTTCTAACATTAGTATCTGCTGTGTCTTCTTCTCTTGTCCACATATCTGAAGAAGGTGCTAAAGAATTTAAATAATCGTAAACTGCGTTCTTGCTTGGAGCTACTTCATTATTGTTGTTAGTGCCCTCTATATAATTCCAAGAACTGCCATAAGCTGTATCGTCGACTTTTGCGTCGGTTTTTGCTTTAATATATTGTTTGGAGATTAGCCTGTCGTCTAAGACCATTGGCTGTCCTGTCATTGGCTTGTTGCCTGCTAATTTCTCGTTTTCGAGTCCATAAGGTTTTCTTTTGACCATATTAATCTCCTGTGTAAAGTTGAGTGGCTTCTACTTACGGTGCCACTCAAACCGTTTAGTTTATATCAGATAGTTATATCTAAGCTGCGCCGATTACGATAACTCCAGCTTCAGGTCTGATAACTTTTAGACCATATCTCATGGTCATGTAAGAACCAGCTATTCCGAATCCGGGGTTAGCTTCTTCAACAGTTAGACCACGTCTTTCGACGTAACCTACAGGCTTGACTTTCATATCAAAGATACCGAAACGGTCCTTTGGTATCCAGTGGTTCATGTATACGTTTAATCCGTAAAGTTGACCTACTAGTCCACTTGCGGAAGTGTTGTTAACATAATCCAAGCCACCTTTCGGGGAGCCACCAGCTGCGGCAGCTGCGACTGTGAATGGGGCTGTAAAGTCTGCCATATTCAATAGAGTTTTATAATGTGAAGGTGAAATCATCAGAGTATCTGCTGTTCCGCCTTTTGCATTAATCAATTCCATTGCAGTTGTTAAATCTGCAAGTGCTAAATCACCAGTTGCTGCTCCATCGCCACCACTATTAAAGTAGTGTGAACCAGTTGTGTTTAGTCCTGCTAAATCTGCTGCACTATATTCACCGTAGTCATATATTCTCTGCACGTTTGTACCTGTTATGGTAGTAGCGTCTTTTCCGTAGAAAGCGCCGTGTGGTGCGTTTGCGAATGGGACAAGGTTGTCTTCTGTGGTTGTAGCTAAAATGCTAGCTCCACTGACACCTGTTCCGTATCCTGCATCGTATAATCCAAATACAGTGTATATGAAATGCTTTGTTACGTGACGCTCGACTGCTCTTCTAGCTTCGTTTAAAGCCATTTCCATTTCTGAAAATCTTGAGTCTTCAAGCATACGTCGGGTAACACCTACTGCCAATCCCCACTCTTTGACTGAGATTCTTTCGTTTCTCAAATCAGTGTGTTGATAAGCTGGAGTGTCTCCTTCTTCTATCTGTTCTAGCGCCATGCTAGGTTTTGCGAATGTAATATCTACATCGCCTCCAGTCTCAGTCGTAAATCGCTCTGCGAATAATGAGATTACAGGCATATCCGTGACTTTATAGTCTTGGATTGCGTCCTTATAATCTACAAGTACTCGGTTTGCGGTTGCGCCGAGATTGGAACTCATTAGTCCTTCTTGTGCTGTAACCATTTTCTCACCTTATACCTTATAATAACAGGGCCTTTACGAAACCTGAGTGTGTGCCAGATGTTGCTTTTGCTTCTAGAGCAATAGCGAATCTTTCGTCCCCGGTTGTAGCTGCTTTAGCTAAACCTGCTGCGTCGTGACCTAGTTTGTCTCCTGCTGCGATAGTTCCTGTTGCTTTTAAGTACACAATAACTCCGCTGCCGGTTAAGACAGATGCTGGGTCTCCACTTGTTGCATCGACGAAAAGTACACCAATAGCGTGTAACAATGAAGGTAAGTCTTCAGAAGCTGCTATAACTGCTCCACTACTGTTTAATTCAACAATAGTTCCTGCGTCTAAATCTGCTCCTGCATTTCCTACTTTCATGATACGTGCTGGTGCACCACCATCATTTACCAATATGTTTATTCCTGCTGCCATATTTCATCACCTATTTCTTCTGTTCTCCTGTAAAAACGATGCGTCCGTCTTCCATCGCAAACATGCGTGGGGTTTCTTCTGCTTCTGTTTCTACTGGTTGTTCAGCATCGTCGTGGGCCTTTCCTTTACCAAATGTGCGTTCTGCCTCTTCTGGTATTGGCATAGACTCCATAGCGATACTAAATCCTTCTAGCTTAACTTCATCCCAACTAGTGAGCTCCGTTGCACGTGCTTCTTTGGTTTCATCATTGATGTTACCTAAGAGTGCCTCTTTCTCTACGATAGTGTTGACGAAGGATACTCTGCGTGCTTCAGCTTCTGCTTCTGCTCTTGCATTGTTTTCTTCTTCAAATTTTGCTACCATAGCGAGTGCTTCTTCGTGCTTGGCGTTCAACTCGTCGTAGGAAGTTTTCATCTCTGAAAGTTGGTCTCTCATAGCTGCGAATTCACGCTCTACGATACCGACTTCTTCAGAGGACTTTTCTACTATTTCTTCTGCCATAGTTTCCTCGCTGTGTGTCCCGTGTGTTTCACAGGCACATGAATCTTTCTCGTGGCCGCCACAGGCGCCTCCACAATCCGATTCTGTTTTCGAATCTTCACCGAATTCACGGTGTTCATCGCATTCCTTTCCGTCTTCAATTGTACATGCGTCACAAACGGGCGTGCGAGTTTCATTATCAATGAAGCTCACCTCAATTGGACGTATATCCGTAGCGAACGGCTCTCCCATGACGTCTATATCTTTGGAGAACCAATCAATACTTACATGCGTCATATCACCGTTTTCTATTTTTTCCAACACTTCATTTGCCTTTGCTGCATCCTTATGGATACGTGCAAGCATTTTTATTGCCTTTTTACCATCGTCCATCTCTACTAACTCTGGGTTGATAGCCTTTCCGAGTAAATCGGAGTCAGTCCTCTGATGGTTATAGTAAACAGGAAGCTCGCTAAAAGCTTTTATGTTCTTGTCGAGAATGCTAGGTTCTATAAAAACCTTTTGGTCGCCATCCTCATCATGGGGGCCAGATGTAATTGCAATAACTGGATATTCAATAAAGTCATCCGTTGTTGTTGCATCTCCTAGTTCCAATGCAAAAGTGCGTTGGT